TAAATGGTCGATTGGACGTATGAAGGCGACTCTGTTAATGAACTGCCAGAGGACTGTGAGGGTTTCGTATACCTAATAACTAATCTTACTAATGGTAAGATGTATGTTGGTAAAAAACTAGCACGTTTTAAGGTTACGAAACCCCCATTGAAAGGAAAGAAAAACAAGAGGCGTTCAACAAAAGAAAGTGATTGGAAAACCTATTGGGGTTCTTCTGATTACTTGAACGCTGATGTGAAGGAGCTCGGTGAGGATAAGTTTACTAGAGTCATACTACATTATTGTCAGAGTAGAGGGATGCTCAGTTATCTAGAAGCAAAGGAACAGTTCGACAGAGAGGTACTTATTAGTGACACATACTATAATGGTATCATCAATGTCAGGGTTGGTAGTTCCAAGATACTGAGAGAGGAATATGCATCTAAGCAATAGTAAGTATGTGTAAATAACATACCTTTTTTGTTAAGACTTTAGTAGTATTGGTATAAATATACGCGAAGACCCCCCAAAGGAGAATCAAAAAATGACCTATCATAAGGACATCGTGAGACTGTGTGTGTCTCATTATAATTAATTAGGGGATGATATGCATCCCTTTTTATCGTTTAAGAGAAAGAAGAATGAGTTATTGGAATGTATTGGATTTGTTTAAGGCAACACCAAAAAACACGGATATTATAAGGTTCATCAGAACTGAATATTCTAATGAAGTACAGCACCTACATGATAACGATGTAGTTGCGTATTATGAACTAATGTTGAATAATAGGAGAATCAAAAAATGTCACTCGGTTTAATTTTAAACCACACTTACGAACATGGTTGTGCAGTTTGTAAACTTGTTAAGGGCACACTTTCAAAGATAATGTCATTATGTATCGGAATAACAGAATCTAGTGGAAGGGCGAAGGCGGCCGCAGAACTAACACGCATGGGTTACTATGAAGAAGCGAAGAATTTAATGATGGAGGATTCAAAATGAGTACGCAAACACTCACACGTTTTTACTGCTCCTTCTGTGATATAGTTGCAAACTTTTTCAAAGGGTTTATCGAAGAAAGTCGATTTGATCCTAATTGGGATAGTCAAGCATTTAAGCAATTGTCTGATCTAAGTGATCGTGAATTACGCGACATTGGTATTTGTCGTAGTGATATTAAGAACATTGCCAAAGGTGGCAGAATGTATAGAGGGGGAGACTTATAATGGATGCATTTTTGTTGGAAGGATTAAATCGGTGGAGAAAATCGCAACAAGCAAATTGTCGCTCGTATGCAGGATTTTTAACACTTGAAGGTTTGTAAAAGTCTGTAAAGAATTAAAATAAATTCTAAGTCTTTGTTTTTACAAGGACTTTTTTTTGTCTTTTTTTTATAAATTACTTGACTTTGTTGTGATAACAAGGTATAATGGTTACATAGAATAAAGAAAGAGATAGAAATATGATTACTAAAGAACACAAATATGTCGCCACAACTAACGACTACAAAGTTGGTGAGAGAGTTGGAGTGAAGTGTGTTGGTACTGATGTTTGGGCTTGGGGCGAGGTTGTTGGAGTCACTGCCAAACGGATTCGTGTTTATAATGAAGTGCGTGGATTGGTTGGTTTGTACGCTCCACAGAATGTTGAGAAGTGTTGGTGATAATTAGTTATATGTATATAACAAAGTGTTCTAACTAAACAGTTGACTTGTTATGAAAACAATGGTATAATTAGTTATAGAATTAAGAAAGAGAAAAGAATTATGAATAAAATTATTGTTAAACAACTAGTCGATTTTAAGAATTATCTAAAAGGTTATTATGGCGAAAATGGACTTTATGCAAAAACAGATTTTGCTACTGAAACCCAAATTCAGTCTGCAATTTTTGATTACTACACCAGCATACACGAAGAAGGTGCTGGGTTAGGGACTTGGGGTGATGGAGACTCGTTAGATCGTGAACGTGTTGCTGCCATTCTGATTGACAAATATGGCGTTGAACTTTATTAATTAGGAGAATATATTATGGGTTTATTAGTTAGTGTTTACAGAGATTTAAATGGAATAGACTGTACCAATGGTGGAGTTTCTTCTACAGATATTAAAGGGTTGTGCTTGACAAATGTGTCAGGCCCTTTCAATCCTTCTGAGGTTTACCCTGCTGCGGTAATGGTAGTTCGTCATTTTGGATTCGGTTCTGTACTGTCGATTGTTCCAGAAGAAAACTTCAAGGGACAACATATGTTTGGTGGAAACTACGCCTCAAGTTCAGACAGTCGCTTCGGTGAAGCAGGACGTAACATGTTAGAACAACCAGAAGCGTTTATCGGTGCTATCCCTATTCACGACAGGTACGAAGGTTAGTTATATGTATATAACAAAGTGTTCTAACAAATCACTTGACTTTTGTTATTAAAACATGTATAATGGTTACATAAGATAAAGAAACCAACAAAGAGAGTATATATTATGGAACAGCAACTTATTGATTACATCACTCAACGCAATGCAGATACCCAAGAGTGGGTTGACGCCAAGGAAGGTCGGGCCGCTGGATTCATTCCAACTGACCCTGCTTTCTTTGAAAGTAATGGGTGGACAACACTCAAGTCTTACCAACGTGGTATGTTGGAAGCAACCGCATATGACATGTGTGGTGAGGCGTACTCAAAGTCGTTTGCTCGTTCTATGAACTTCAAGATGATGACGAACGCTCAACTTGATGCTGAAATTGAAAGTTATAGTGCCAGCATTGAGGCGGATATGAAACAAGAGGCTGAGTATGAACAGGAGTGTGTTGTTACCTTTCAGTCTATTATAGACAAAACCATTGCAAATGGTGCTCGTGATGAAGAGACTGCTTTGCGCTGGTTGATAGATGGTACGAAGTTCTACAGTGGACAGTGTGTGGAATCCTTTGTTTGGGAACATGGTATTCTGTTTACTCAGTATGGCAAGGAGCTAGTCTCCAAAATCAAAAACATTGTAACTTACGAGGTTGATTAAAATGGTAAATGAACTACATGACTTAAAGATGTTAGAGGAAATCTTGGATAAGGTTCAAGGTGCTTTTCTAAAAACACCAACCCCTAAAGATCAACGATATGCAATAAGTCAATTGCAGTCAATGGTTGCAGAGAAACGCAAAATAATTGCTGACTTCGAAAAGGAATTTGAATGTGGTTGAGAAAACCCCATTTCTGTGTTCGATAAATAGTCTTGCAATTATGTTATCTTAGAGAGGTAGTAACTATGACACCAATTGAATTATCACTTTTATGTACATCTTGTCTTGCAGTATCGTATTACATCGGAGTTCACATCGGTAAGAAAGAATCATTGACAGATGCAGTAGAGTTTACATTGGATACTTTGGAGAAGGGTAACTATATTAAATTCAGATATAACAAAGAAACTAAGGAAAAAGAACTAATACCACTTGACAAATGAGAGTAAACATGGTATTATATGATGTAATGAAAAAAGAGTTAAATATATTATGTACAAAACAATAGAAGAGGCAGAGATTGCCGCTAAAGAAATGTGCGAAGCACTAGAAACGAATGTTAAAATTACAGTCGCCCCAGATGATAAAGGTTATGAACTTTTCGGAACAGGTGATATTGTAATAGAAGTTAAAGGATAAATCTGCCCTTAGTTCAGTTGGATAGAACAACAGCCTTCTAAGCTGTAGGTCGTAGGTTCGAATCCTACAGGGCAGGCCAATTTCGGAGTATAGCACAGTTTGGTAGTGCGCTGCGTTTGGGACGCAGAGGTCGTAGGTTCGAATCCTTCTACTCCGACCAATTTTGAGGAATATATGAGATTTAATAAGTACAACAAAAGTAAAGAAAATAAACCGCCCACTGGTGGTTTGACTGTAGAAGTTCGTGATGGAAACATCGAAGGTGCAATACGCATTATGAAGAAGAAATTGCAAAATGATAACTTCTTCGATGAACTCAGGAGTAGGACTTACTTCGAATCCAAAGGAACTAAACGTAGGGAAGCGAAGAAGGCAGCAACGAGAAGGTCTAAACGAAACATCGAAAAGACTAAAGAAAAACGTGATTATTAATAAGGTGATTTATGGCGCGTCAGCCGAAGACAATGCAAAAGGATGTAGTTAAACCTCGCAAGAAGAGGAAACCAATGACTGCCGAACAGAAACAGGCAGCAGGGGAACGTCTTGCAAAGGCGAGAGAGAAACGTCTTTTAGAAAACCCACCCCAGTATAAAAGTATTCACCCAAGTGTTGTTGAACGTGGTGAAGACGACCCATTGAATATGAAGAATATTCAGATTTGGATTAAATCCCAGAAGAATTTATTGTCTTCTGCTAAACGCAGTCTTAGAGATAAGATCAAGGGTGCAGAAGGAAAGGTTGCAAACCATGAAGCATACATTAGAAACCTTCAAAGGTTTTTGAAATATGGTATCTATGTGGATTGCATGTATGGAGAGTTTCAAGAGAGTAGGGTTAAGTATGCATCTATTGCCATGGCATACGATTCAAATGGAACCCCAAAACGTACTATGGGTGTGTACTATGCAGACCTTGGTTATGAATGGACAGGTAAATTTAAAGAGGGCGATGAAGGGTTAAATGAATGATTATGAAATGATTGTAATCTTTTTGGTATCAGTACCACTAACATATTTATGGTTAATTGCTAAGGGGCCTCACGATGGCGAAGGATAATGTATTACAGTTTCCAATAGACAGTAAAGTAAAAGTTGACAATACTGGTGGACTTGCACATGAACATATGATTTTTACCGAGAACTTGGTAGAAGCTCTTGTCGTGAATATGATTCATAACTTGGGCGAGAATGGTATTGATATAGATAGTCCAGACTTTTTGAGAGATACCGCATTCTTAGTTGAACTGCTCAAGGGTATGATATACAGAGAAGGTGGATTACCCCATCCATTACACAATTTCACAAAGTTGTTCGTGGGAGTGGTAGAGGAAGAGGACGGCAATTCCTATTTAGATATTGACCTTGACATGATTCAAGAAATCTCTGATGAAATGGGCGAATTCGAAGACGAATAAATCTATTGACAAAAGACTTGTTATGTGTTATTATAGTGGTAACAAAATAAAGTGAGAAAATTATGATTCTAGTGGATATGAACCAAGTTACTATCAGTAACTTGATGGTACAAATAAGTCAATCTAAAACCAAATCAGTTGATGAGAACTTAGTTCGCCATATGGTTTTGAATTCTTTGCGTGGGTATCGCACAAAGTTTGGAGATGCGTTTGGTGAACTTGTACTTACCTATGATAGCAAAAAGTATTGGAGAAGGGATTACTTTCCCAACTACAAGGCAAATCGCAAGAAGGACAGGCAGAAGTCTGACTTTGATTGGAACTCTATATTCCAAGCCCTAAATGCAATTCGTGATGAAATCCGTGAGACTTTCCCGTACAAGGTTGTTGAGGTTGAAGGTGCAGAGGCAGACGATTGTATTGCCGCAATAGTACAACACATTGCCGTGACTCCGAATGAGTTTGAACACATACTAATTCTGTCTGGTGACAAAGACTTCATCCAGTTACAGAAACACAACTTCGTTAAACAATATAGTCCAGTACTGAAGAAATTTATCAATGGTATTGATCCGTCTATATATATACGAGAACATGTATTAAAGGGTGATAGGAGTGATGGTGTACCAAACTTCTTATCCCCAGATAATACATTCGTAGATGAATTGCGTCAGAAACCTATGTCAAAGAAGAAGATTGCTGATTGGATTGAGTCCAAGCCAGAGGATGTCTTTACTGAAGAGATGATGCGTAATTATCAACGAAACAAAACACTAATAGATTTAGAGTGTATTCCAAAGGAACTGGTAGGTAGGATTCTAGAAGCATATAGAGAACCGCCCCAAGGTGACAGGAGTAAACTGCTAAATTACTTTATACAGAAAAGATTGAAAAATCTTATGGCAGACATTGGAGACTTTTAAGATGAAAACATACACACCCCTACTTTCTGAAGTTTTAAAGAAGGTACATAACGCTAAAACTAAAACCGAGAAGATTGCAATTCTCAAAGAATATGACTGTGACCAGTTGCGAATGATTATTAAATCTTCATTCGACCCTTCTATAGAGTGGGTTATCCCAGAAGGTAATGTTCCATACAAAAAGAATGAATCTGCTGAAGGTACTGAACATACAGTGCTTCGTAGAGAGTCAAGGAAACTTTACCACTTTATCAAGGGTGCTAGTAACAATCTTCCCCTATTCAAAAAAGAGAACATGTTTATCCAGATGTTAGAAGGATTACATCACTCAGAAGCAGAGTTGATATGCGCTGCAAAAGACAAATCCTTACACAAGGTATTCAAAGGACTTTCAGACAATGTTGTGAAAGAGGCCTTTGGGTGGAATGAAAATTATCAAAGGAGTCAATAACAATGTTGACATCAAGTCAGTTCAAAGAACTATTCCCTAATTGCAAAGACCCAGATGGATGGGTTGATGCAATGAACGAAGTGTTCCCTAAGTATGAAATCAATACACCAGAACGTATTGCATCATTCATTGCTCAGTGTGGACATGAAAGTGGTGGTTGGAGAGTATTCTCTGAGAACCTAAACTACAGTGCAAAAGCACTTGATGCAATCTTTGGTAAGTACTTTAAACGTGCTGCAAGGGACTCAGAACCCTACCATAGACAACCAGAGAAGATTGCTAACGTAGTCTATGCGAATCGTATGGACAATGGTGATACAGACAGTGGTGATGGTTGGAAGTATCGCGGCAGAGGCCCAATTCAATTAACAGGAAAAAAGAACTATAGTTCGTTTGCTGAAGATATGGATGTTGATGTTGTGGATAATCCAGACATGGTTTCAGAAGACAAAGAGGTTGCACTCATGTCTGCCATTTGGTACTGGAACAAGAACGGATTGAATCGCTATGCAGATAGTGGTGATATTAAAACCATGACTAAACGTATCAATGGTGGTTATATTGGTTTAGAAGATCGTATCCATCACTGGAAAGAAGCGTTACATATGTTAGGTAGTGAGGCTGGAGAACATGATTCCTTTGCCTCTCCAAGTGATGACCCTGCACCTTCCCCAGAAGATATTGGTGTGTTGCGAAAGGGTATGAAGTCGGTTGGAGTTGCAATGATGC